GACTACCAGTTGTGCAAAGGCTGTCAACGCTCGCTGCGCTACGCCTGATTCCAAGTCGAGCAGGATGCGCGCGGAGACCTGCTTTCGCAGCTCAGCGGTCCAGCCTGCGTACTCACCATCTAGGGTGATCTTCACCGTGTCCATATTGACCCTCCTACTAGCGCACTAGGCGCTGCTCTTTACGGCGCTGTTGCCAGCGGCGAATCCACCACGATCTCAAGCGACTTGCCTGAGGCCGTATCAAACGCCAGTCGGCAGGTGATCTCATTCACCGTGACGCCTTCGTTATCCGCCGAGAGCGGCACGATGTTCTCGATCTCCCAGGAGCCGAGAATCCACACGCCGAAGTTATCGGCAGTCGTGCCGTACAGGCGCAGATACTTCTGCGTGGCGATGTCGGTGATTGGGAAGCTCGTCGTGGCTGCCGAGTTGCTCGCTACCGTGAAGGTCAGCGTTGCATCCAGCACACCGGTCAGGGCTGCCGTCGCGGCCGTGAGGCTGCCGTCAAGGGCGGTGATCATTCCAACGCCAGTCTGAATCGTCAGGTTGAAGTTGTAGATCGAAGCGTAGTCGGTCGCCCCTGTGCCGCTCTTGTCTGGGAAGTTGGTGTCGGTGCTCAACTTCATCAAGCGCCCAGCCATCATTGGATTGGCAGGGATCGCGTTAGGGAAGGCGAGTGCTGAGCTGGTAACCGTGGTTGCCGCAAAGGTTGCGCCCATCTGGAGCAAGCCTGCTGCGTCTGCCGAGAAGGTGATCTCGGTTGGCGCTGCATCTCGGACGAGATACTTCTGCACGCCGTCAGTCACAAGGAACGAGTAGAACACCAGCGTGTCGACATCCGTCTGCGTTGGCGACCAAGTCCACGAGTACGGCGAAGCCGTGCCTGAGGTGCTCGCGCCGATTGCATCAAGGACTAGTGGCAGGGTGCGGAGCGATGCAGGACCCTCAGCAATGGTGAGGACTGGTGCGCGTCCGGTGATGACTGGCTGGCTTGCCTGGATCGCGGTGCGGCGACCTACTGAGATCGTCTCGCCAAGATCAACGGTCACGCCCAGGTCGAGCGATCCGATGGTCTCGCTGAAGAGAATCTCGCCGACGGCGGTGCCCATGGAGGCGGCCGTGCCGAAGCCAGATTGCGACGCAGTAGCGATTCGCGTCAGAGCCTTTGCGCCGTAAGTTGGCATATCTCGATCTCCTTGCTCTACGCGGTGAACGCCACGGTGTCATAGACCGTGACTTCCGCAGTTGCTTCTACGGTCAGGTATTCCTGATCGGCGTATGTATCTGTGCCGAGTGTAGTAGCAGTGACTGCTACCTGAACGGCATTTCCACTAATCGTCACAGCTCCGTCAAAGGCTGTGCGGAGCCAAGCGCGCCAGGTGTACAGGTCGCGGTACTTGTCCTCCATCCGTGGGATTGGCAGGAGGTACAGGCGGATTGCGACCGTGAGCACCGTGGTGCGATTGCCGTTGCCAATGCTGATCGAGTCATCGCCAGGGAAGAGCACGACGGCTGGCACAACCGGCAGAGACTCTGGCGGTGTCGCCCACGCGTTGCGGAGTGCGTAGCCAGTTGGCGGAGTGACCGCCTCTAGCCGAGCTGCAATGGCATCAAGGATGGTCAGGTCGGTCATCGCGCCAAGCCGTTGCGCTTCCGATACGGCTCAAGGATAAGTGCAGCCTCTGGGTGCAGGGCGCGGCTCATGCGGAGGATGCCGCCAAGGTCAGCCGATCCGATCACGCCGAATGGCGCGGTGCGGCTGTTCCAGACAGCGCCAGCCTGAATGATCTCCGCCTGCTTGACCGCAGCCGGTACCGATGGGAAGCCGAACACGCCGACCACCTTTACGCCGAGATAGACATCCTTAGGGAAGTTGCGCGGCCAAGTGACGCTCGTATCAATCTCGGTGTATGGGAAGCCATCAAGCGCAGCATTGCGCGGAGCCAGCACATAATCGGTGCCGCTCGTCCAGGTGGTCTCGTATGTGCCGTTCGCGTCATCGTCTGTCTGGAGCGTGGTGACGCTGACGAGATCATCGGTCAGCACATACTCCCAGTCCTCAGCCGTGTAGTAGCGCGTCTCCGACGCTGTGCCGAAGCCGGTCTTTCGGTCGCAGTACAGATCGATCAGCGTGTCGGTTGCGTCTAGCACCGACTGAAGCGCGCCGTCATCGGTCGTGTCGGTAATGCCGACAGCAGCCTTGAACTCTGACAGTGATGCGTAGGACATTTATGCGCCTCCTGTATGAATGCTTGCCAAGTCTACTGTGCCGTTATTCACGATGGCATACATCTTGATTCCCTCTGGGAGCCAGAGCGTCACCGTGCTGTTCTGGTGAATCTCAAAGCCGTTAGCGGTCGACACCGATGCTCCACCAACATAGACCTTTGTTGCGGATTCGCAATGCAGCGTGATCCAAGAAGCGCCGCTCATACCTGTTGCAATAAGAACAGGAGTCGTTCCTACCTCTGTAACTTTGGAGATCATCTGTGCGGCCATTATTCCCCTTCAGGAGCCACGCTCGGCTCTGTTTGTGTGACGGTGGCTGTCCTCATATTCTTTGATACTTTGGCGCGCTCTACGAGCCGCGTTGGTGCCTGTGCGTCGACATCTGCAACAGCCTCAGCCAAGCCAAACCCAATCAGGCTCTCCGCCTCTGCCTGTGGCAGGTCAACGATTGAGCCGCTTGGATATTCACCGCGTCGCTTGCAAAGTCGAACGAGCATTGATCTCCTTACTTGCGGTTCAGGGGAGCCGCCGAAGCGGCTCCCCTTCCCCACGAACTATTCGTTGCTACTGACGGATCAGTTGCAGACGAAGAGCTTGACAGCCTCAGCCTGTGCAAGGCCGGTCGCACCGCGAACCTCAACCTTGTACGAGATGAGACCAAGGTTCCACGCGTACTCGCGGCTTACATCCACGCGGATGCCACCGACGAGAGCGGTCTTGATCTGGCCGAGATCACCGAACAGGATTGGCTTGGCATTGTCAGCAATGTCAGCAATCCCTGAAGCGGTGTAGACAGGCTTGCCAAGGAGGCGATCAACGCCACCCTGTCCGCCTGGCTGGAAGAGCGGAACGCTGGACGATGTGATCCCAAGGATGGTTCCAAGGGTCGCATCGGACATCAACCAACCACTCTTCGCGGCTGAACGGTACTGCTGCTTGACCGAGTACTGAAGAGCAACAAGCTCAGCGTAGGTTGGTACGAAGGTCGCACCAGTTACGCCTGTGCCTGCCGCGTTCACGACTGCGGTACCAGCGGCTGCGCCGTGGGCGATTGCAACTTCCTGACCAGCAGCGTCCGCAATGAACGCAGCGATGTCGAAGGCGGCATCTTCCACCAGCTCTTCACTTACCTGTACGAGGATCTTGAAACCTGACGGCGTTAGCTGCAGAGTACCCATCGTTGGGTCGCTCTCAACAATCGTTCCACCTTCGCCAGGAGCCGTCGCGGTTCCGAGAGCCGTGGCTCGTGGGAACTTGATCGCGTTGCCGGTGGCAACACGGATCACATCAACAACATCTGGGTTGATGAATGGGTTGATCTGACCAGCCACAACATTGACGCGTGGGAACACGGCAACTGGATCGCCCAGGTTGCTGCTCTTGGTCACATCGCGGTACTCGAACGAGTCCGTGCCGCCAGCAAGACCGATGGCGCGCAGGCGCTCCGAGTCCGTCTTAGCAGCAGGAGCCTTAGGAGCCACCACAGCGGCGAACTCGGCGCGAGCCTCGTCAGCAGCCTTGCGTGCTTCGTTAGCGTTCTTCTCGGACTTCATCGCCTCGGCAAGCGTGCCGGCTTCAGCGACGAGCTTCTCGAAGCGCGCCTTGTCTTCGCCCTCTAGGGCGATACCCTTATCGGCGGCCTCAACGGCAATGCCGCGTGCCTCCGTCAGGAGGTTCGCTCGCTTGTCAGCGAGATTTGCGAAGTCGGACATAGTGTCCACTTCCTTTCTCCGCGCATAGGCGGACTATCTACTTTGCTCTCCTCGGTGGGTTGCTCTAACGCGGACTCGCCTACTCAGGGCGGTGGGGCGCAGGCACGAGACCTAGAGTGCGTCACCTTCTGCCGCTTCCAGGGCAAGCATTGCCGCAGCAACGGATGGGTCAATGACCTTCTCCTGCTTTGGCGCGAGCTTGGAGCGGACAGCATCAATGACAGCCACTTCCTCGGTGGACAGTTCTCGTCCAGCCTTGACTGCTTCAAGTGTGGCAACCAGCGCCTCAGCCTCTACGCCGATCTTTGGCGCAGTGACCTGGCGGATCGCCGTGAGGCCAAGGGTCGCAGGGTAGGCAGGAGTCTGACCACCAGCGGCAAGGATGCTCACCTCAAACAGGTTGGCTTCCTTGATCGTGCGCTGATTGCCATCCCAGGCATCCTGAACCTTCTGGAAGCCGAACGACATACCGGCAGCGGCGCTCTCGTGCGTCAGCATCGAGATGACCTTGGCGGCATCTGGGTCGGCTGGGTCAAGTTTCGCCTCAACGCGCAGACCAGTCTCGTCCTCGGTCAGTTGCAGGCGGCCGCTCGCGGTCGTTGCAAGTGCGCGCGTCTCGTCGTGACCGAAGAGGAAGGAGATGATCTTCTGCCCTGCGGATGCGCGAGCGAGTGAGCGCTTGAAGGCGCTTGGCGCAATGCGCTCCTCGAATGGTAGACCAGCGCTTGCGCTGTTCCAGATCGCGGCGTAGCCAGTGAAGGTTCGCTGTCCATCAGCGTCAGCCTCGGCAAGACGGTACTCGCCGATTGGCAGTGAGCGAACTTCTTTCTCTTTCATATCAATGATCTCCCTATCTTCAGATGCGATGAGTCGATCTGCCCACGAGAGTACGCGATCAGCAGACTCTGGATCAATGGTTTCCACACCCCAGAGATAGCCAGCAACAGCGCCTGGTCCAGGGAAGTCCTCTTGGTCTTCGTCGCTGTTCTGCGGTACGCCTTCCCAGTCGCCACGATGACGGCGAATCCATGCGGCCATGCGGATCACCTTGTCGGTGTCTGCTCGACCGGCTGCGAGTTCGCGTGCCTCGGAGATGGTCCGCGCCTGCAAGCCGTCGCCAGCGAGACCGTCCTCTACGAAGGACAAGCCACGAGCGGCTGCATTGCGGATGTAGTCAGGAACCTCGTATACGGCGCGCTCCTCATCGGCGAGATACTCGTCAGGCGAGTACGCCTCAATCATCAAGCCGCGAGCCATGTCGCGCACGGCTGCATCATTGTCAATCGCGTACTCCAACTCCTCGCCGTACTGCTCCTTGAGAAGGCCGTACTTGTACTCCTTGAACGCCAAGCCGGTGGCGAACGGTGAGCCGTCAAAGTCGTTGAGGTGAACCTCTTCAACGCCAGCCACCTTGTATTCCTGAAGCCACGCGCGCGTCTCTTCTAGGCGCTCAATGCTGCGAGCCGAGACCACGATCAACTGAGTATCGCCAGACATGACCTGCTCGTTGAGCAGATCGATCAGCGGCTGGTTCGGCTGCTCATTGTCAAGGATGAGCGTGCCGTCTAGGTCAACAATCGTGTAGCTCAAGCCTCTGGCTCCTGACCAACGGTGCCGATGTTGAGCGGCTTCCAATGCTGGTCGCCTCCCTCAATGTCGGACAGATCCTCAAGGCGGCGCACCTCGTTGAGGCTACGAATGCCGTTCTGCAACTGGATTGCGTAGGCATCCATGCGCTCCTTGGTCGTAGGTCGCAGCAGGCCGTCCATGGTGAACTTGATAAAGGTCTGCTCTGCGCCAGGTACGAGACGCTGCAACCCAGCCTCAAGGCGCGAGACGAGTGGTCCAAGACCAAGGCGCAGCCACTCAATGCTGACGATCTCAACGCTGTTGTAGGAGGTGTTGCCGCCTGGGTACTGGAGCAGGTGAAGCGGTACGCCCATCAATCGAGCGATGGACTCAACGCCCCAGTGGAGCGTCTCAACCAACTGCATATCGCTGATCTTCATTGACATCTGCTGGAAGTCTGCGCCACCGGTCAGCACCGCGATCTTGTGCATCTTCTCGATGCCCTCGTGACGACGGCTGAACGAGTTGCGGAGTGAATCAGCCTGATCCTGCGTCAACTCGCCAGGGATGCGGATCACTGCGGATGGGGCTGCGCCCTGCTCGTAGAACTTCGCGCTGTAGAGCTGCGTGGCGCTGGCAAGGCCGAGCGTCGTGCGGTGCTGCTCAACAGGCGACGGTGCGCGCAGGTTTGAGCCAGTCGCAAACAGTGGGATGTGCAGGATTGCATCGGAGGTCAACTCAACCCCTACGCCGTCCTCGCTGGACACGGTGTAGATCGGTGCGCCGTCAACGCTCTTGATCGTGACGCGGTGCGGATCAAGGACGCGCATCTCAACGATGTCGCCGTTGCGACCCTTGATAAAGAGCACGAAGCAGTTGCCGTCAATGAGCAGCGACGAGACCATCCGGTGCTTCAGGTCGAACGCGGTGAAGTTCGGATTGTTCGGCTGCGGCGTAGTCAGCCACGATGGTGACGGTCGGTATGGGCGGCGCGTACCGTCAATGCGGATATAGGTATCCCACGGAAGCGAAGCGACGGTGTCGCTGTACAGCTTGACCGCTGCGTAGTAGGCACCAATCGAGAGCGCTGTCTGGCTATTGATTGAGACACCGGCAGAAGAAACCGATGGCTGATTGTCGGTGATCCAAGTGCCACCTACGGCACGCTGCTCACCAAGGATGCGGCGAAGGATGCTCACTTACGGTCTCCTAGCGTATAGCCGATAGCGGCAACAGCCGCACCTAGTGCGATGAGTCCTAGTGGGATAGAGAGTAGCGCGAGACCTGCGATGACAAGTGCTGCACCCACAACTTCGAGAAGGTTGCTAATCATAGGTTGATCCACTCCACTTTCGCTGCTTGCTTGGGTTCAATCTGTAGGAACTTTACACCCTGGAACGCGACCACGGCAGAGACGGCCGCGTCAATGCGGTCAGGCGAAGCCTTGTACGCCTTGGTCAAGACCTGCCCATAGCGTGTCAGGCGCGTATGCACATTGCTGATATGACGAGCCAAGAGCGGCGAGCCGTCATGGCGCAGCCCTTCGCCAGTCGCCACGGCGGTGAAGAATCGGTCTACGGCTGGACCCATTCGCTCAATCGTGGCGGTGTTGAAGACTGCCACACGCTTGCCGTACCGCCGCGTCCACTCCTCGATCTCAGATGACCAGCCAGGAGGGTCGCAGAAGAGCGTCGCATCGTAGGTCTGCATGATCTGATCTACGAAGGCATCCACCTCGCCGCGCGGCACCGTCCAGTCTGGGTCTCGGTTGGTGTCGGACTTCTCCCACGCCTTGATCAGGAACAGGTGGCCGTCCATCGTGCAGGCGGTGAGCACCGACGCGTCGCGCGCGTACGAGCCGTCAAAGCCGATGCTCAGGCGCTCGCCTGGAATCAGCACGCGCTCACGGTCTGCCAGTTTCATCCAAGCCTCTGCACCAATCCAGCGGTCTGGCGGCTGCACAAAGCGGTTGAGATGGTAGCGCTGCCATTCGTGCATTGGCACTTCGTTGGCGCGTGCGAGCAGTCGGTCAATGTCTACGAATGCCGGAGCGCTAGGGTTCGCCTGCTCCAGCGCAGCCCTGCGGCCAGTGTCGGTCTCTAGGTCGTGGCTGTCCGCAGCAGCCCACCACTCGACTAGGAAGGAAGGGTCGCTCACCTCGCCAGACGAGATGCGCTTCGCGTAGGTCAGCATCCTGCCGAGCAGCGTGTTCTCGTCAGAGCCTGCGGTTGAGATGTTCAACTCCAGCGCCTCGGCGCGCTTGGCGAGAGAGTTAGAGAGCACGAGATGCACGCGCTCTTTGTTGCCTGTCCACTCGTGCAGCTCGTCAGCGATAAAGCAGGTTGGTCGCCCACCATCGTTGGTGCCTGCCGCAGCAGCCACGCGGTACATACGGCCTGGGCGATCCTTGATCAGGATCTCGGTGTCATAGACCTCAAACAGTTTGGCAAGTGGACCCTGCGTCAGCATGATGCGCGCGGTACCGAAGAGCAGGTCAGCCTGCTCGAATGATGCCGCAGCGATAGGGATGTTGGGCGACTTCGGAGCCTTCGGTCCTGCCAGTTCTGCGAGCGCGATAGCAGCGAGCAGCTCGGTCTTGCCGTTGCCCTTGGGCGTACC